CCCGTATAGATATTCTTGCCGAACGTTGTAGGATTAATTACGATGTATGAATTAGACTGCTTTGAAAAAGCATTAGCACACTTTGGAACAAGAATGGAAATTATTATTGGTCTAGAAATAGGTGGTAAATTTGATGCTGATAGTGCCTATAAAATGATCAAGGAAGAACTGAAACAACTTAAAAAAATTCGTAAGAAACACAAGGATACTGACTGCGATGAATGCTGATACTCTCAAAATAACACAGAATGGAGATGGGTCATTTACAATGGACTGGGATAAAGATGACCCAAACTGGTCGTGGCTCAATGGGTTGACGGGGAAGGAAATCCAGGTTATAGTGGAACAAGCAATCAAAGAACACCTGAATGACCTCTGATTTTAGTTATAAAAAGTATTCTCTTGAGAATCTTGAGAATTGGATGTATGATGCTATGTCTTCTGCTGAAGCATCACCACAAGAAATCTATGATGTAATTGTTGGAGTTGTAAAAGACAACTATTATGCTTACAAACAACAAGCATCTCAAGCATATGAACTACTTGCTTTGCTGAATGGTAATGGTAAGAGTCATTTGTCTTGCGATAAGGATGATCCTTCACCCGAATGTAAAGGTGCCTGGAACAGTTTCTGGGAAGAAATGTATTATCCAGAAGAGCATCAGCAATGTATGGAAGAAGAACTGAATGCGATGTGTGATAAAGCAGAACTTGATGCTCAAGTAGAAGAAATTAGAAAAGCAGGTGGATATGAATGGACACCAGAAGTCAAAAAAGATGTTGTGACCCGATGGATTATCCCTGTTCAAGAAGTAGAAGATGCAGATACTGGTAAACAAGAACTCTTTGTAGCATTTCCTGATGACCTACTAGAAGCAGCAGACTTGAAAGAAGGTGACGCAATTCACTGGATTAATAACAACGATGGTTCTTTTACTATTCGTAAACCCACTCAACCACTTGGACCCGATGAGTGCTGATGTATACTCTACAATTACTCGCCCCACTTGTTGCTGGTTTATGTTTTGAGAACTTTATGTCTAGACAAGGAGAACTCTGTAATATTAGAGATTATCCAGCAAAAGTGACAAAATATAATCCACAAGACCCCGAAAATGCTTGCTATAAGGACGGTATTTTCTACCCTAGATGTAAAGACCTGGAGAACCCAGAAGTCCTAAAATATCATAACCTACTACTTGGTAACAAATAATGGCACTCTCACAATCTGTTGAAGAATCACTGAAAGAAGCAGAACAATCTCTGCGGAACGCACTAGCATACGCTGCTCGTCAAGAACGTCCCATGGTGTGTAGTGTGATTGCTGATCTTATCAGTCGTATTGAGTCATTACAAACAACTGATTCTCTGCTAGATAAACTGGAAAACCGTAGACCAGGAGACTCTGGTTTCTTTGGAACTATCTTTGGGAAAGATGATGACTGAACTTAACGAATTTGGTAAAGCATTAAAGGACTGGTGGGATTCTGATTCATTTAAGGAACTTCAGAAAGCAAATGAAGAATCACGACAACGTGCGATTGGAAAGTATCATATGTTGTCTGAAGAAGATAAGATTGATATGGTAGAAGCAATCACTCATATTATGTGTAAAGCAGAAAATGAGGGAACTTCTCATCGTGGACTACAATCTGCTCTGGGAATTTATCCTGCTGGGTTCTGGGTAGATCATCTTATGGATGTTCACAATGCTCTGTGGTCCTATTATCACGATAAGAATCGTGACAGAGAACTTTTAAGTGATCTAGATACACTTGACTCTTTTTTGGAAAGAAAAAATGAAACGCCTAATGAGTCGGGAGATGCTACAAGAACTGATTAGTCTTGTAGAACCACATAAAGAAGAACATTCTGATCTTTACGACTATTTGATGCTCACCTGGACCGCTTGTAAGTATGATTCAACACTTTATGCCTGCAATGTTACGGGAATGATCATCTGTCAAAGACACTTGAGTGAATTTGATGAACAAGACTGGAGATCATACAATAAACATAAAGATTTGTAACTCGATCCCAAAGAAAACATTAAGTTCATAGATACTAATGTATTGAAATGCTAATATTGGGACACATCGCAAAAAACCTATGACTCTAGCAAAAACTGGACCTGAAATTCTTACAAAAGAGGAATGGAGCGAACTTATAGCACTGAAAGATGCCATTACATATGCTCCGCAGACAGTTTCTGCTGAAAAAATGGAAAAATTCACTGAATTGATGGTTCGTTCTCTTGAAGGTAAAGAGGATAACTCACCAAAATAAAATAAATATTGTCAACACGATACAAAACTATGGAAAATATAGACCAACACATTCAGAAGGACGAGGACCTTTTGAGTGACCCAACTATTTCTCCACAATCACGGAGACATACTGAAGAGGAATTGGAAGCACTTAAAACATATAAAGCAAATCATCCAGAAGATTTACACGATCCAACTCCTTTAGAACTTTATTGTGATGCCAATCCTGACGCACCTGAATGTAAAATCTACGAAGATTGAGACAGTTTAAAAAGTGGCACACTGGGTCTTCTGGTTCTCTAGAGGACCCATTATAATATATGCATACACACGACCGAATCATGTTTAACCTTGATCCGATTATTGAAACTTATAACAAAGAAGTGGATGATCTTCCCATTCTTCATAAGAATTGTGGTGGTGGTAAAGCAAGGAATGCATCTGGTCTTGTTTACGAAAATCTTACTTTGAGAACCTGTGAAGCGTTGGGTCTTGATGCTCGTAAAAATGATTATAAGCGTTCCATGATTGTTAATGGAAAATATTTGAAGAATCTTCAGGTTGATAAGCATGTCTACAAAGATAACGTGCTTAAAAAACTCATTGAAGATAAAACTTATTTGGATGCGTGTTATTTGAAACGTTGTGTTCAAGATTTCATGGAACTTGAGCAATCTCCTGATGTTCCAGACGATGTAGAGTATGCAATTTTTGCTGGTCAAAATGCTTGTGGTAAAGATCCTTTAGTGTATTACCCTGGTTATTTTGAAAAATATACTGGAAAGAAAATCAATATCTTCTTTGTAAATCCACAGAAAAAGCGTAACTCTAAACGTCCAATTTATGATGCACAATTTCGTTCTGATTTTGAATTGGACATGGTAGAATACACCCGATTCATTCAATGGTTGAGCAACTGATGAAGTTATATAATGATGATATGTTCGATGTTCTGGGGAATCTTGCTCCCCAGAGCATCGATTTATTGTTGACAGACTTTCCATATGGAACTCTGAACAAAAGAAACGAGTGGGATACTATTATCGATTATCCCAAGTTTTGGGAGCATGTTGATCGCATATGCAAACCAACATGCCCCATCATTTCAACAGCAGCACAACCATTTACAAGTGTCCTTATCGCTTCAAATTACAAGGACTTCAAGTATACAATGGTGTGGGAAAAATCAAAGGCAACTGGTTATCTGAATGCCAAGAAACAACCTCTACGTGCTCATGAGGATATTGTAGTCTTCTATAAGAAGCAACCAACATACAATCCCCAAATGACACAAGGAACCCCATATGATAAGGGAACCGCAGTGAGAGATACTGAAGCATATGGTGTTCAAACAAAAGCAGTTCATGTGAAGAATGACAGTGGATTGAGGTATCCTCGCAGTGTCATTTACTTCAAGACTGCAGAAGGTGAAGGAAAACACCATCCTACACAAAAACCAGTGGATCTTTATCGTTGGTTGGTTAGAACATTCTCCAATGAGGGGGATCTGGTACTGGACCCCTGTATGGGTGCTGGCACCACTGGAATCGCATCTAAAATGGAAAATAGAAACTTTATCGGCATTGAGCGAGAGGAAGAATACTTTTCAATTGCTCAACACAGGATCGATGATGTGCCAGTTCAGGAAGTGGCACAGGGAAGATGGCAGAAGGCGCAAGAGACCCTATAATAACAAGGTAATCGACAGACACCCCTAATGGCGACTCGTGGAAGAATCGGAATCGAACTTTCTGATGGAAGCGTTCTGAGCAGCTATCATCACTGGGATTCTTATCCCGAATGGTTGGGTCGCATCCTGAAGACGCACTACAATAGCAAAGAACTTGCCGCCGAACTGATTGATGGTGGTGATATGTCTTGTGCTTGGACTGATGAAGTGTTTGGGTCCGATCAGAAAACTCAATATGGTGCTAACCACTACTCCTATCGCGGTGAAGATTGCCCTCCTCGCCTTGATGCTAACCTGAGTGAGTTTCTTCAAAATGGTGAAGAGTATGGTTATGTCTACACTCAAGAGGAAGGTTGGTTGTGCTATGATACTTGCTCCTGGCACGAAACCTATCTTGAAGGTGTAGAGATTCCTTCTGCCGCACTGGCAGTGTGAAAATATGAATTTGTATAGATACCTTTGGTATCGTTGAACTGGAAGGTATAAGAATTCTTAAAGGGACCCGCCCACAAGGCGGGTTTTCTGCTATAATATCCAAGTAGTTGAAGGATCACCATGGACCTGTCTGAACTGATGGATGAACTGCGGGAAATCGCAATGTATGAGTCTGACCCTCAAGATTGGATGGGATACCTTGAAGATGACGACTCCTGGGTGCCAGATTCTGAACTGGCATACTGACCCCTAGAGACCCCTCTAGGATGCCCTATAATACGTTCATACGCAACCAAGCAATGACCACCACCTTCGCTGACTACGCCGCTGCTGCAGAGGCACGGAAAGACATCGCTGCTGCTGTTCTGGGGCACACCTATGCTCTCTGTGAGGCACTGCGCCAGAACTTCATTGATTACAGCATTCGGTCTCACGCACTTCGCACTGAAAATGAGGAGTATCACGATGCTTGTATTGAAAAACTGAAGCAAGGTGTTTGTGATTATGAGTTCTATCCTGAAACGAGTCGTAAGTATCACAAAATCATTATGAATGCGAATGGTTCGCGTTCTGTCCACGCTTTTGTGGACAAGAAGACTGGTCAAGTGTATAAGTCTGCGAGTTGGAAAGCACCTGCCAAAGGTGTTCGCTATGATCTTCGCATCATTGAGCAGCGTGAATGGTTGCTTCAACACGCTGACTGGGCAGGTTCCTACCTTTATGCTCGCTGATGTTTATCCCAACTCAACAATTCCTTAAAATGACTTACGCCAACGAAATCCGTGAACTGACCATCACCAAGTCCCTGCGACTGCTGCGTGATGGTTTCAAGAGTGAGTTTGCCACATCTGTATTTTCTGATGAGCGGACAATGGAACTCTTTGCTCAACTTGCTTCTGAATTTGTGGATGATAACATTCCTGTGGTTGATGAAGACAATCGTATGGATCTTGCGATGATGCTGTTGGAATCCTTGGATGTGATCGCACGATGACAGCAACACACAAACTCATTTTTGTTTCATCTTTCGTTTGGTTTCTACACTGGGGTCAATGTCTTACATCACGTATTCTGGATACGGTTATTCTAAACTCCTCTGTGAGGACGTTACCACTTGGTTTCTGAATCGATTCCTTCCCCGTCATAAGATTGAGGTGGAGATTCTTCATCGTGGTCTGAAACGTGAGGCGGTTTATGGTTACTGTGACTATGTGGGTGAGTCTTATCGTCCCCGTGAGTTTTTGATTGAGTTGGATACTCATATGGAGGAGGAGTTGTATATAAAAACTCTTTTGCATGAACTGACCCATCTGCGACAGTGGGTAGTCGGTTCGCTGCGGTCCAAACGCGGAAAAATGTATTATGGTAAAGAATGTATGGAAGATGTGGAGTATTGGGA